ATTAAACCAGAACGGTTGCTGTACGTAAGCACACCACTTGGGGGGCCCGTTGCTGTACCTAGGTATACCTACTATAAGAACCCCTGTCAAACAATGTATCTTTATTATACACCCAAATAGCACATCTGTCAAGAGAAATATTATTTTTTTTAATTATATACAAATTAAACTAGAAAAAGCTTGACAGTTTCTCTATACAGTGTATAATAGTATACATAGGCATAGTTCTATTCAAATTCCATCAGATAACTTATTAATATACAAGAGGAATACAGAAGAACCTATGCCTGTGGATATACTCACGTACAGCAACAGGAGAAGATCAGTGTTAAAGAATCCTAACAAAGCAGATTTAAATAAAGATGGCAACCTTAGTAGCTATGAAAAAAAACGAGGTAAGGCTATAGAAACAGCTATGGGAAAAGCCTACGGTGGTACAGTTAAAAAATATGCTATGGGTGGAGGTGTAAGAAAAGTTAGAAAAGACAACTACTAATGCAGCACAACGGTATACTAGCAGAGAAGAGGAAAGAGCTAACAGACAAACAGAAATCGTTTCTTAGCTCTCTGTTTGAATCTGGAGGAAACATAAACGTAGCTTTAGATAAAGCCGGTTATGCTAAAACATCTAGAAGCATGGTGTTAAAAACACTATCCGATGAGATATTAGAAGCAGCTAAAACAGAAATGGCTGCACACTCTGTAACAGCAATACACAGAGTTGTAGAAGGAATGAACGATGTGGGAGAACACCCACGAGCAGAATTAAGATTGAAGGCTGCCCAGACTCTACTAGATAGAGTTGGATTGGGAAAGCAAGAGAAAGTAGAAATCGAAGGCAAGCTGTTACATGGTGTGGTTCTCATGCCGTCAAAGAAAGCTATGCCAACTGTAACAATTAACGAGGAGTAAGGATATGTGGAAAACACCAACATTTAAAGAAGTAGCTGTAGGACTTGAAATTAACTGCTATGCTTGTGCAGAAATCTAATAAATACTAATGAAGTTAATACACTGTATCATAATCTGTACTATACTGTTGCTGTCCATCAGTGTATTTGCAGCTGATACAGTAACTTCAACATCATCNACCGTATCAGGCACTACCACAGTTGANAGAACNCCAAGCACTGCTAATGCTCCATCTGTAATGATAAACAATCAGGATGTNTGCAGCTTTGCTGCTACCGGAGCAATACAGACACAGATATTTGGTCTAGCCGGTGGTACAGCCATAAGAGATATGAATTGTGAACGCATGAAACTATCTTCTAGGCTGTATAGAATGGGAATGAAAGTAGGAGCAATAGCCATGCTCTGTCAAGATGCAAGAGTATTTGAAGCAATGGAAATGGCAGGCACCCCCTGTCCTTACAAAGGTAAAATAGGATTAGATGCTGCAAAAGCATGGGCTGAAAATCCTGAAAAAAGACCAGATTATGATGAATGGGTTAAAGAGAATGTTACCGATAAAGAAATTACTAAAGAGGAAGCCACCGGCCTTGGTATTGGCATTGGTGGCCTTCTTCTTTTACTCCTTCTCTAGTAAAGCTGAGTTATTAACACCGGGGGAAACCTCTGTAGAAGAAAAAGTAACTGAGCATCTTGGTGAAGGACACATTGATACTGTAACAAGAACAACTACTATTATAGAGAACCGAACAACAGGGGATATTCTAGATAGTAACACAGGTGTCGTAACAACGAAATACGAAGGGGATATGGATTCGGATTGGGGTGGGATCGGATCTGCTAGTATGCCAGATTGCAGTGCACATTTTAGCACAGGCAGGTGTGGTAAAGGAACAAGTAGCACACTAACTACATTTGACCAGTATGTAGACATAAGTGATTTTCATATCTCTGATGGAGGAGCTTTAGAGTGGGAACTTCAGATGTACCATTCACAAGAGAACACCACAGGGTACTTTGAGACTAAAGGATATAACGACAACGTATTACAATGGGAATCTGGACAGATAAACCTAGAAAACACAGGGAATCCAGAAACTTTTACAGGGATACAGAACTTTACAGGAGATCTTGATAAAGTTTTTATAAGAGTAGGTGGAAAGAACAACTACTTTTTTGACAACGTAGCTTATACTGTAAACTACAACGTGATAACAACTGCTGTAGAGACATGGGTAGAAATAGTACAGCCTATGCAAATGAATGAGTCCTTAACATTAGAAATGATGGACACATATGAGTCATCTTCTCCGGAACAGCAACAAGAGATGGACAGTATGATGCAGGATATGGATATGGTAGTCCATATTGACTTAGGAACTGCAGAGTTTTCTTCTGATATGGAAGTAGATGACATGCCCTTGGATATGCCACAGGATACTATGGGCAGTATGGACACAATGTTTCAAGATATGGATGTAGGTACCATGTCTTTTGATGAAGTAATGCAAGAAGTATCCGTAGCCGTAGCAGAAATAGAGAATGTAGGCATGGAAGTAGATGCTGTAGAGATAAAAATGCCGGATACTAAAGAGTTTGTAGAGGTAGAAGTAAAGCCAGAGCCTAAAATAGAGGTACAACAGACTCAAGAAGCAGTAGAAGAACAGCCTAAAGAGGTAGAAGTAGTAGAAGTTGTTGCAGAACAGCCAAAAGAAGAGGTAGTTAAGGAAGAAACCCCTAAAGAAGAAGCTCCTAAAGAAGAAATAGCTGAAAAAGAAGTAAAAGAAGAACCAGTAATAGAAAAGGTAGAAAAAGTTGAGGAGCAACCGAAAGAAACAGCTGAGAACAAACCGACTAAAGAGCAGGTACAGAAACAAAAGAAGGCAAAGAGGATAATGACAGCAATGGCTAGTAGTTATGACCCTGTATCTCAACTAACAACACTAGCTCTTGTAAATGCATTAGGTCCAGATATCTCTACTTACAGCAATCAGATACCAGTAGTGCAACCTTCTTGGTATGAGACAAAAGAAATATATGAAAACACTGTATTACCAGATCCTTTAGGAAGTTACATATCCGTTAGCTCAAGTTTACAAATGGAAAAGATGGTAAGTCAACAATATGAGTAGTGAAGTAGAATTTGCAGGAGTTAAATTTAAAGGTGGCCGATTAATTGCTATTCTTACAGCTTTGAGTACACTAGGTGGAGGAATCTGGGGAGGATTTGAAGTATATGGTCGTTGGCAGGCAATGGAAGCACAGATATCAGCATATGTAGAGCCTGATCTAAGTGGATTTAACAGAGAGATAGGCATTATTACCGAAACAGTAACAAGTTTAGAAAAAAGAGTAGAAACAGAGTTATTAACATTAAAAGAGTTGTTGACATCTGCACAAGATTCTGTTAGAACTATTAAAACGGATCTAAAATCTGATATGTATGGTTTACAAGACTCTATGGATGTGATTGTAGATAATAACAGAGAGTTAAATAGAAACGTATATTCCAAAATAGAAGAAGTTAAAGTAGGTATGCAGGTAGTTATTACTGATACACAAAATAATCTTAATACTTTAGTACAGCATGCTTCTGATAGGTTTGATTCTAAACGTACAGCATTAGAAGAAGGTGCACAGAGAAGACAAGACTTCTTAACAGAAGAAATGAAAAATTTAGAAGAACGATTTGGTGTTAAGCTGCAAAGAGCTTTATCAAATCCTTTAACGGGGCAATAGCATATGGGTGATGTTACATTAAAAGGAAATAAAATAAAGTATAGTCCTAAACAATTAAAAGGACTTACATTAAGTAAAGTTATTAAAGCTGATAATAAAGGTGATGCTACGGCTAAATTTAGAAATACATATAATATAGCCCCTAATGTATCACTTAATGTAGATGCTATGAAAAGAGAGGGTTCGGGAGGAAGTATTAATTTTAAAATTACTGCTAATTTTAATAAAGGTGGATACGTTAAACAATATGCCAGAGGTGGTAGCACAAGGAAAGTTAGATTATGAGTGAAGAAGAAAAAAAAGAATGGAAATGTGAAGACTGTACCTGTGAAAGCTGTGAGTGTACAGAAGAAAACCAATGTGGGAATTGCGAATGCATGAATACAGATGTAGTTTAGATAGAATAGTAGATGGAGATACAATAGATGTACATATTGACCTTGGCTTTAAAATCATATTATCAAAAGAAAGAGTACGACTGCAAGGAATTAATACTCCTGAGTCAAGGACTAGAAACTTGGAAGAAAAGGCTCTCGGGTTGGCTGCAAAAGCTAGGCTTAAAGAACTTCTTCCGAAAAAGTTCATAATAAAGACGTTTAAAGACGAAAAAGGCAAATTTGGAAGAATATTAGGCATACCTTTTGTAGATGGTACTGATATATGCCAACAACTTATAGAAGAAGGTCATGCTAGAGTGTACCATGGAGGAACAAAGGTACCGTGGGTATAGAAAACAAAAATAGAACGTCTTCTACTGTTCCTTTTGGATATAAACTATCAGAAGATCAAAAAACCTACGAGCCTGTAGAGAAAGAGTTAGAATTGTTAGATAAAGCTTTTGATTATGTACGAACAGTAGGGCCAGCTAAAGCATCTCGATGGTTATCTACAGCTTCAGGAAGAAAGATATCAAATCCGGGCTTAACAAAACGTATGGATAAGGGATTATACTTATAGAAGAAATAAAGAAAAAACGAGGTAGACCAGCAAAGAAAGAAGGGGAACCAAAAACCTCATATAACTGGTCGTCTCGCATGAGAGCCAAACTTGCTACTCAAAAAAGCATCTCTACTAAACGTAGGAATGCTGAAAAGGCTACAAACAAAGCTAAAAAAGCCAGAGCAGCATCAAAAAGGGCTCAGGAGGCATCTAAAAAAATAGATGATGCTCTAAAAGGTAGAGGAAAGTCCGTTGTTACTACAGATGATCTAAAAAGCATACCAAAAGCACTAAGAGATCATCTAAAAGACCATGACGTTGTATTTAGACCGAATGGAGGACCTCAAACTACCTTTTTAGAGTCTCCAGAAAGGGATATACTATATGGAGGAGCTGCTGGTGGTGGTAAATCTTATGCTTTACTGGCTGATGTTCTAAGAGATGCATCAAACCCTAATCATAGAGGTTTATTACTAAGAAGAACATTAGCTGAGTTAACAGAGCTTATAGATAAGAGTAGACAAGTGTATACAAGGGCTTTTCCCGGAGCAGTGTTTAAACAGGCTAAATCGACATGGGAGTTTCCTTCAGGTGCTAAGATATGGTTCTCCTACGTAGATGATGATAGAGACGTAACAAGGTACCAAGGACAAGCTTTTAACTGGATAGGCATAGATGAGATAACTAACTACCCTACTCCTTACGTATGGAACTATTTACGGTCTAGACTTAGAACAACAGACCCAGCATTAGGCATGTATATGCGTTGCACAGCAAATCCCGGAGGTGTAGGAGGCTGGTGGGTAAAAAAGATGTATTTAGACCATGCTCCACCCGGAGATCCTTTTTGGGCTAGAGATTTTGATAACGGAGAAATACTAAAGTATCCTCCTAAACACAACAAAGCAGGAGAACCTTTGTTTCTAAGAAAATTTGTTCCTGCTAGGTTAACAGACAACCCATATCTATTTGATGATGGTCAATACGAAGCAATGTTGATGTCATTGCCTGAAGTAGAAAGAAAAAGACTTCTAGAAGGAGATTGGGATGTAGCTGAAGGTGCAGCCTTTACAGAGTTTAGTAAAAGTATGCATGTTTCTGATCCTTTTGAAATACCAGAAGGATGGGCAAGAGTAAGATCAGGAGATTATGGTTACAGCAGCCCCTCTTGTATACTCTGGGGTGCAATAGACTGGGATAATAACCTTTGGATATACAGAGAACTATATGTTAAAGGGTTTACAGGTGAAAGGCTAGGTGACACTATAGCCATGATGGAAAAAGATGATCCTACAATGCAATTAACAGTTTTAGATGCTTCTTGTTGGAATAGAGTAGGACTAGGCCCTAGTATAGCAGAAACAATGATTAGAAGAGGGGTAAGATGGATACCATCAGACAGAAACCGTATGTCCGGAAAGATAGAAGTGCACAGAAGACTAGCTTGTGATGATTATGGAAATCCTCGTGTACGTATTTTTTCCAATTGCAATAATCTTATTAGGACTTTGCCTACACTGCCCTTGTCCAAAACCAATCCTGAAGATGTGGATACAAAAGCTGATGACCATGCTTACGATGCGTTAAGATATATGGTAATGAGTAGAACTTTAATAAATGCACATAACACACATAGAATGACAAGACACACACAAAAATATGAACCTCAAGACCAAACATTTGGATATTAATTAGATGGCTGAATCAAGTAAAACTTTAGAACAGTTTTTATTTCCTAATGGAGTAGATAATGCTCCTAGTAAAGCTGACCTTGTTAAAAAGTTTAAAAATAAAACTTTAACAGTTAGAGATGCTTTAATTATACATGCTCAAGATACTGGAATACGTTTTGATAAACAAGAGGTAGCTAAAAATTCTATTACTAAACAAATGCAAGAGATACTTACAGATGTAGAAAAAAATAAACCTACTGGAGCTGCTGGTTTTCTTTCTAAGGTAAAAAAGTTTAGAAAAGTATTAGATAATAGTTTTTTTGATGTCACATACGATTTAAACGAATTAAATAAACTTACAAAATCAGATGTTAAAGTTGCTGCACAAGCAATAGATGGTTCTACTAAAAAGTTTTTTGATGCTAACAAAACTGCTATTGGTGGTGGAGAAAAAATAAACTATCCTAGAGACCCTATAGCAAAAGTACCTCAAAAAAGAGGTGGAATGGCTTTTAAAGAAGTACCTCCTCCTAAAAACGTATGGCCATCAATAGTAAAAGCTACACAACAGATAGCTGCAGACCCTAAGTATGGACCAAAGTATGCAAAAGCTTTTTTTCTATCAGCAATATTACCTATAAGAGGTAATGATATAACACAAATGACTGTTGATAAAAAATTTGCATCTGGATTAGAGACAGTAAGGCCTCATTTATCAAGAAATGCTGACGGGTTATTAACATTAAGTTTAGATAGCATGTTAGGTAGAGGACAAAAAGGATTACCAAGAAAAATTGTTTTGACTCCTTTTTTAAGTAATTTACTTGGAAATGATTATGACAATGCTAAAAAGTCTGGGAATAAATACTTATTTGATACAAAAGATCCTAACGGTAAGACAACATTAATAACAAGAACAAAGTTATCCCAAGCAACCAAAACACATTTTGTTCCTCTTATGAAAGAATTTGAGGATATACTAGGTAGAGAAATTGTAGGACTAAAAGATTTAAGAAAAATAGCTTCAAGTACTATAGCTATGCATCCTAGTATAAATAATCCAGAAATAGCTTCTGAACTATTAGGGCACACAGGGGATGATGGTTTTGTTAAAGGTGTTAGTAAGATGGAAGCAAGATCTTATATAAGTAACATTGCTGGTGTAGGTGCAGAAGATAAGATTACAAATGTATTAGCTTTATATGAAAGTTTAATAGCAGATACTTTAGAGTATTCTGATGTTAATGATATAGCAAGAAACTCTGGGTTGTCTTTACTTGATGAAACATTACATATAGAAAAAATAGAAAATACAAGTCAAAAACAAGAGACAAGAGTTTTAACAGCTGAAGAAATAGAAGAAAATGCTATAAAAAGAAAAGCACAAAATGAATTATACTTACAAAGACTAGACGAACAAATTTCTGACTCTAAATTAAGTTCTGAAGAAAAGCTTACAAAAGCAGAAGAAGCAAAGGCAGATAGAAAGTTAAGATTTGGAGATAACAATGCTCCTGCAGGAGATAAGTTACTAACTAAAAATAGTTCATTTTTACAATCAGTAGCAGAAATGGCAGGTATTCCTGCAGAAGATCTAGTAGGTTTAACTGCATCTGAAATAAAAGAAAAAATAGCTAAAAAAACTGGGGTTAAAACTGGTATTGGTACAAAAATAGGAAAAGCTAGTGTAGTAACAGGCATGGGTGCTTTAGGTTTAGCTGCATATGGTACTGACCCTGCTGCTGCTGCAACACAAGACATAGCTTATGTAGGAGCATCAAAATTAATAGGTTTAGCAGGAGGACCAGCAGTTACTGCAGGCATGGTAGCATCAGAATCAGTTGCTCCAACAGTTGTTGCAGATGATATACAACAACTTGTTTCAGATAAAAGTTTTATGGAAATGGGAAGAATATCTGAACTTACAGGAGAAAGTCCTTTAGATGATAATACAAAAGCACAAGCTTTAACAGATATACAAGGAATTGAAGCTCAAGCAAGTAGGGCTACAGAAGGTGGTATGTTTGAACATCCACAAATAACAAGGGAAAAACAAGCCAATGAAGCAAGATTACAAGAACAATTGTCTGAAATTGGTTTTTAATTAATAATAATAAAAGGAGAAGAATATGCCACAAGGAGTATCAGGAGCTTACAAATCAGGTTACATAATGGGCCAGATGAGTAAACAAGGAGCAATGAGTGAAGCTAATGAAAGTTCATTGTATCGTGAAGGACTAGAAAAAGAAATTGCTGGCACTAATGCCGGTAGTATTGAAGGACCGTTTGAATCAACTATGATGTCATCTTCTGGCAAAGGTAGTGGACACACTGCACAGCTAGGCATGATTATGGGTTCTTCAAAGTATACAGGTTAAATAAGTTAGGACAAATATATGAAAGACCCTATTGACGTATCTGAAGAGATGTCATCAGAAGAAGCTCCGGGCTTAGTATCTTTAATACATGGAAGATTAAAAGAAGCAGAAGATGGTCGTCAAATACACGAACAACGATGGTTAACTGCTTATAAAAATTTTCGTGGTATTTATGATTCTACTACGCAGTATACAAGCACTGAAAAGTCTAAAGTATTTATAAAAATAACTAAGACTAAAGTACTTGCTGCCTATGGGCAAATTGTAGATATATTATTTGCAAATAAAAAGTTTCCTCTGACAGTAGAGTCTACTCCTGTACCAGAAGGAGTAGCTGAGTTTGCTCATTTAAAAACTCCTTTAGATGATATGCTTACAAGTTCTGTAGGATATGAAGGAGACGGTAGGGAATTACCACCCGGGGCTACTGAAGCTTCTGAAGGAATGGATTATCTAGGGGGATTAGCTAAAGAATATGAAGGAGCCTCTTTAGCTGAAGGCATGTCTAAAACAGGAGAACCTCAAATATCTCCAGCTGCAGAGACTGCTAGGAGAATGGAAAAAATAATACATGATCAATTAACAGGATCAAATGCTACAACTACTCTTAGAAATTCTATATTTGAATCTGTATTATTAGGAACCGGTATAGTAAAAGGGCCATTTACACATATTAAAACTGTACATAAATGGGAAAACGAAGAAGACGGAAACAAACAATACAATCCTTATTATAAAGATATACCAAAAATAGAATCAGTGTCTTGTTGGGATTTATATCCAGATCCAATTGCTACTAACATAGATGATTGTGATTATGTTATACAAAGACATAAAATGAATAGATCACAACTACGTAATCTTATGAATATGCCTATGTTTGATGTTAATGCTATTAGAGAAGTATTATCAGGAGGAGGTAACTACGTTGATAAATATTTTGAAAGTGTTATAAAAGATGATGATCAACAAATGCGTAGCTCTAGTGAAAGATTTGAAGTATTAGAATATTGGGGATGTATTGATGCAAGTATACTAGATCAAATAGGTATTGATAACCCTGAAGCAGATCCTTTAGGACAAGTACAAGCTAATATATGGGTATGTGGAGGACAAGTTTTACGAGCTGTAATAAATCCTTTTATTCCAATGCGTATTCCTTTCCAAATATTTCCTTATGAAATAAGCCCTTATCAAATATGGGGTATTGGCATACCTGAAAATATGGAAGATGCACAGATGCTTATGAATGGCCATGTTCGTATGGCTATAGATAATTTATCTTTAGCTGGAAATCTTGTGTTTGATGTAGACGAAACTTCTCTTGTACCCGGACAAAATTATGAAATATTTCCCGGAAAAGTATTTAGAAGGCAGTCAGGAGTTACAGGAACTGCAATAAATGGTATAAAATTTCCTAACACAGCAGGTGAGAACATACAGATGTATGATAAAGCAAGGCAGCTTGCTGACGAAGAAACTGGTATACCTAGTATAATGCATGGACAAACTGGTGTTACAGGTACAGGAAGAACAGCAGCTGGTTTATCTATGTTGTTAGGTTCAGCCGGTTTGTCAATTAAAACTGTTATTAAAAATTTAGATGATCATCTTTTAAAACCTATGGGAGAAGCTTTTTTTCAATGGAACATGCAGTTTAATAAAGATAACCCAGAAATAATTGGAGATCTTGAAATTAAACCTAAAGGTGTTTCTTCTGTAATGCAAAAAGAAGTACGTTCACAAAGATTGACTGCTCTTTTACAAACAGTCAGTAACCCAATGTTAGCTCCTTTTATTAAAATACCAAATTTAATAAGAGAATTAGCTATATCACAAGACATAGATCCAGATAGCCTTGTTAATGATATGAACCAAGCACAGATTTATGCTGAAATGTTAAAAGGAATGCAAAATGCCCAACCAGAACAGCAACCAGAATCAGGAAACCCTCAAGCAATTGGCCCCAATGGTCAACAACCCGGAAGCATGGGGGTCTCTCCACAAACTTCTGCAGGGACTACACCTTCAGACCTTACAGGGGCTGGTAACGGCACAATCGGAGTTGGAGGTGTACCGGCTGCAGGGGAGAGCCAGTTTACTGGGAATGCTTCTCAACCTCAAGAATAATTACACAGAAATGAAAAAAGAAAGTAGTAAATAGGCATGGCTGTAGATACTGAACAAGGATTTTTAGGAAACCCAAAACCTATTTCTGTACAAACAGATTTTGGTTTAGGAGAACAGAGTAATCTTTTAACAAAAGATGATACTCTGCCTAGTCAACCTTATCAAGTAACAACTTTTCAAGAAACAATAGCTGCTTCTCCTGCTATCTCTATAGGAGGAGGTTATGATCCTTATGCTAATGACCTTACAAATATAATATCTCCTTTTACTGATCCAGAACAAATTAAAGAAAGACGAGAAAAAGAAAAAAAACAAAGAGATAGAGTAAAAGCCTATGGAAGTGCTGATGCATTATTTCAATATGAGCCTAACTTAAATATAACATCTCCAGATGTGCCTCAATTTGCAGCAAATGTGCCAGATCCTACTATATCATTTTCTCCTACTCCTAGCACTGAACTTACTAAAAAAAGTCAAACGTATGGTTTAGATACAGAACTTGACGAAGATTATTTTTCAGCAAAATACAATAGGAGACCACCAAGAATAGAAGGTCCTACACGAGCTGAAGTAGCCGGAAATATACTTCAAGAATATGGGATGGAAAAGGTTAAAGAAGCAGGATCAGAACTTGTTGGAGATATGATTACAGATGCATATAAATCATATTTTCCTACTAGGTATCCTTCGTCAGCTTTTGGAGGAGGTATGCCAGCTTCTTGGTCAGGAACAGGATATGGGTCAGCAACAGGATATGGAGCAAGTGCCTCTAGTACAGCTGCTGTTGGAGGAACACAAATAACTTCAGGTGCTGGTATAAATCAATTTGGACAACCTGTGTACGGTAGCACAGCTCCAGCAGGTGCTAGTATGGGTGCAAAAGCATTAGGATATGCAGGAGCAGCTTACGGTCTCTATAATGCAGCAGAAGCTTGGGGAAACAAAGATTATGCAGGAGCTATAACCAGTTCAGCATGGGCTGTAGCTTCTGTAAACCCTGCAGCTTTACCTTATGCTGTAGGATTAGAAGCTCTTAGTATGATAGGAAGAAGTCTTGGTTGGTGGGGAAAGAAACCAAAACAAGGGTTTGGTGGTGCAGAAATACTTTTAAATAAAGAAACTAATCAATTAGAATTTGAAACAACTTATGGATATAATGGGTTTGATCCTAGCCAAGCAAAACGACATGCAAATCAAGCTGTACAGTTTTTAAATGGCTGGTCTAAGAAGTTTGGAATGAAATTAAATTATGATAAAGCACAAGAAGCTATAACAGGAGCAAAAATTCGAGGGGGTAATTACTTACGAAGAATAGATGTAAGTCCTTGGAAAGACGGATCAGGTAGTTCTTCTGAAATGATTGAAAGATGGATAGATTCTGGTGCATATGAAGGAAACCCTACATATTATAATGCAGAACTTGGACAGAGAGTAGGCTTCTCTTCTCAAGAACAATATGAAAAAGAAGTAAATCAATATGCTAAGTCTATTTTTGGCTAAAGGAATAATTATGTTAAGTTTACAAGATATGAACCATGAATTTATAGGAAGAAATGATCCTCACGTAGAATCTTTACGTTTAAAAGAAATCTACGAACAAAATCTTACTCCTGATGAATTAAAAAAATTAATGGAATTAGCTCCTATGATAAATCAATTTATGGCTTTAGATTTTAAAGGAAGAACAGGTAATTTTCCTGAAGGACAAAGGGATAAACCTATAGAAGACGTTCCTTTAGAAGAACAAATGACCCATGAAGAATATGGCCGTATGAGAGGGTTAGATGAAGATTATATACAAGAGGTTATGGCTGGTATAGAGGGTTCAAAAGAAGTGTTTAATGGCAATGCTCCTCCTGTACGTGAACCTTCTGACTTTAAAGGTAATGCTCCTCCTATGGATGTTCCTCCTATGGATGCTCCTTCTGTAAAAGAAACACAACCTGAAGAACGATTTTTTCCTTTAGCAGATCCTAGACAAGAGTTTGCTTTAGGAACAGAGGATTTACAACAAGAACAAGAACAGGTACAAGGTATGCCTCCTGTACAAGAAGTGCTTCCCGGGGCACAGTCTGGTTTGATACAGGATACTCAAGATCCTAATGCTTCTCCGGTTGCTGACACCGTTCCTATGGATAATGTAGAAGAAGGTTCTGCTATTATAAATGCAGCAGCCGTACAAATAGTAGGCTTAAAGGATCTTATGAAAGCTAGAGAAGATGCTAGAAAAATATTACGTTCTCAAGGTAAAATAATTGATGATGAGCAACAATACCAAGGAGATGGAGTAGATATAGCCACATCTAATGGAGAGTTTAAATTTACAAAAGCTGAATCAGAAGTCATAGGAAAAGAAACTATAGATAAATGGAATAAAAAAGGTGCAGCTCAAACAGAAGAGGCTATAGCTAATGAACAACCACAGCAACCTCAACAATTAGGAATGCCTCCTATTATGGGAGCTAAAAAAGGAATAATAGTAGGTGAAGAGGGTGATAGCCTTGCTTCAAGGGTTTATGAAGGATTAGCTTATGCTGAAACAGGTTCTGAAAAAGATCCTTTTATAAGAACAAGAGTTATTCCAGAAGAAGGTTCTTCTGCATTTGGACCTGTTCAGGTTACTCAAGGATTAATACAGGATGATAGATTTAATAAATTTGAGGATATAGATACTAATAATATGAGAGAACAACTAAACCTTCAATCAGAAGAGTTTTTAAAGTATGGTAATAATGATTGGAAAAAAATGCTAGAGGCAGGTAAAATCAATCAACAAGTAGCTGACCATGCTAGAGATAATTTAGAATATGGAAAAAAAGGAATAATTATTTTTGATGAAGCAAATGAAGAAAGGTATAAAAAATATGCCACTGGCCTTATTAGAAATATGTTAGAATACTATGAGGTAACAGATACAAATAGTAATGAATTTAAAAACTTTATTAGGCATTGGAGAGGTACAAAAGTATCTGACGAAGATATGAAAAAGTACATGAATAAAGTTAATCAAAAACTTAATCCTAGCTTAAAATAAAATTTAGACAAATAAGTCTAAAACAATTCCAGCCACCTAGATGCCATCTAGCACTGGATAAATCAGCCAATCATGGCCACCCTCAAATTAATGAGGCCCCTAAAGGAGGAATAATAACATGGCAAAAAAGAAAACCAACATG